TCGAAAAGCCGGGCGAAATACAGGTAAAATCTCAATATATAATGCGTAAACCGCTGAAAACCAGGGGGCTACGGCAAAATAAAAACGATTTACGTAACTAGTTGACAGTCAAAAAGATAGGTGGCGGCACTATTACTCTCTATTTATAACACTTTTGTATGACAGTAGCTATATATAGTATATAAGTAAGGGGCTATTGTCACTATGCAAATGTAAATACGCTCTTATTTCTGTAAGAATATAACTATAACTAAATAAAAAACACAATGGCTGAAATAACTTCATATCCTACCGCTACACCTAAAAGCGATGACTTTGTATTAGGTGCTCAACTAGCACCAGTAGGTAGTATTGATGCATCACCAACAAAAAAATTCACTGTTGAAAGCTTACAATCAGGGCTTTTCCCTAGTTTGACAGCATATGCAGACAATACTGCTGCTTTAGCTGGAGGACTTGTAGCAGGACAAACATATCAAACAGACGGCACAGGAGCAGCACCACTAAATGTTGCAGGCATCGTCATGATAGTACAGTAATATGGCACAAATAATAACATATCCAGAATTATCTACATTAGCTAACGACGATCTGCTAATAGTAAGTGATGTAAGTGCGCCTAACAAGCCTACTAAAAGTTTAAAGATAGATACTTTAGGTAAACATATAATAGCTGCAAATGATATTGTTACAGCATGTAACAATAGAGGACCAACTATTGGTACAATACCTCAATGGTGCGGTTTGTCTAACCCAAAACTAGATGATTCAGGTTATGGTATAGAACCAATGCGCGTTGAGTACGACTCAAAAAGTAATGTAGTAACTTATCGAGTAGGTCCAATTGGTCTTCTTTCAAACACACTAACTTTTAATGGCGCAGGCTTAACCGCTAACAATCTTACATCTAGAGCTGGAAGAACCTTCTCAGCTCTTGGTGACTCAGTAATTGGTACTAGCTCATCTGATGATTTAACTGTTATAGCTAGTTCTGTTTTTAGAAGTCCTGTTGATTTTGAAATTACAGCTCCTGCTGGTTTTAAAGGTACTGCAACTTTTGCATCAGCCGCAACTTTTGATACTGTAATTAATGATAACACAGGCGGCCCTGGTACAGCTGGTCAAGTATTAAGTTCTACCGGAACAGGTGTTCAGTGGACAAGTGATACTAATACAACTTATGATTTAACAGGTACAGCAACAGGTAACAACTATAAAGTAGTATTAACAGGATCAGATGCAACTGTAGATGATGTTGTATTTTTAGCTGGCACAGGTATTACATTAACTGATCAAGGAAATAACACGGTCAACGTACAAGCAAGTAACAACGGAACTGTGACTGGAACGGGTACTCCTAATACTTTAACTATGTGGAACTCTGCTGGTACTGGTATACAAGACAGTGTTGTATTCCAAAGCGGTAGCGGACAAGTAGGAATAGGTTCGCCTGCATTTACACCGCAAAGAACATTAGATGTTAAAGGTGTTATAAGAGCTACAAACGCTGGTCAAGCTTTTAGGGCAGAGTCAACTAGTGGCAGTGGTCTTGCTACAACAGAGTTTGAAAATGGAAGCGCTGTGTTTAGATTAAGAAATAACACTGGTTCAGATACAGTGAAAATAAAATCTAACGGTAATTCTTTTATTAATGGTGGCAGCCTTGGAATCGGATCTAACAATGGGTCAGCGAGGTTTACTGTTGATCAAGGCGGAAGTATTCCAGCTGCTAAAATAACAAACACTAACACAACAGGTGTTGGGTTGGTTGTTAGAAAAGCTTCAGGTAATACGGGAGATATTCAAACATGGGAGCATACTAATGGTGATATTAAAGCTCTTGTAGATTCTGATGGTAAATTTGGTATTGGGCTAACTAATCCTTTATTTGATGTAGATATTAAAGGTACTGGTTTAAGAACAACTAGATCCACCTCTGCAGATGGTTTTGCTATTGTTGCTTTAAATAGTTTGTCAAATCCTACATCTGCATGTGGTATATACTATACTAACAACGTGGGATCTTTGATTTTAAATGATACAACACAAAACCAAAACGTAAAGATTCAAGCTTTAGGTGATTCATATATTAAAGGTGCTGGAAGTAGAGTTGGTATAGGTGATGATCTTACAGCAGCCAGAACAGGTAGTAAGCTTTTTGTAAAAAATGGTGATATACAAATTGATAGACCCGATAGCGGTACTTTTGGTGGAGGCATAATATTACAAACTCCTGATAAACAAAACAGGTATAAATTAACGATAGATAATAACGGCGCTTTAGTTATATCACAAGTATAAAAAAATAAATTTATGGCAATTACTTACAAGTGGACTATACCTCAAATGGACGCTTTTATCGAAGCAGAAGGTGAAGAAAACGTTATATACACGGTTCACTATACTTACACGGGTACTCAAGAACATGAAGGTGTTATTTACTCTGATACTATTAAGTCTACTCAAAGCTATGAATATAAGCAAGGTGATCCTTTTGTTCCATACGAAGACACAGAGGCTTTTGAGTCTGTAGTAATTGGATGGCTAGAAGCATCATTAGACGTGAAAGCGTTACAAGATTCTATAGCACTTAACATACAATATCAAATCACGCCGACAAATGAAGAGTTGTATTTTACATGGCAATAGTAAAAATCACTAAAACCAAGTGAGTATATAAAATATACCCGGCACGGGATAGTGCAAACCAAATAATAATTAAAACCAAAACCAATGACAATTTATTATCAGACTAACTCGTGGTCTAGTCAACCACAAATATCCGAAGACCAAATTGAAAACTGGAAACATCTCGCTCAAAAGAAAAATTGGCGAATTACCCAACTACCAAATGGTTATTACCAAACAGAATTTAAAAATACAAATGATGTGTGGCAAGATGTAACTAGGCGCGAAACTCTTAAAGGAGCTGAAGCCGCTATAGATGGCAGCATCGAACACTATAATAAAAAGTTGGATTTTATAAAAGGTCCTAAAGTTATAAAAACTTTTGAATAATAATTAAATTAAATTAAATTAAATCATGGCAGACGCTATAGTAAAAGATCTTAACTTTGGAATAGAAGCTAAGAGCAAAGTGTTTGATGGGATAGAAAAACTCACTAAAGCTGTTAGCTCCACTCTTGGAGCTAGCGGCAAATGTGTTATTCTTGAAGATCAAAACGGGAAACCTATTATTACTAAAGACGGTGTAACCGTTGCTGATTCAATATTTTTAATTGATCCAGTAGAAAATATAGGTGCAACCTTAATAAAAGAAGCAGCGCGTAAAACAGTAAATGAAGCTGGAGACGGGACAACAACCGCTACAGTTTTAGCACATGCTATATTAAAAGAAGCGTACAAAACCAACAATGCAGATATAAGATCTATTAAGTCTGAAATATTAAATGGTGTAGATAAAGTTGTAAAAAACTTAAACAAGCAATCAGTACCAGTAAAAGACAAAATAGACGATATAGCCATCATATCAACTAATAATGATAAATCTTTAGGTGAGGTAATAGCTAAAGCATTTAAACAAGTTGGAGACACAGGGTTAGTTGTAATGGAACCATCTACGTTAGGTGATACAAAAGTAGATGTTGTTGAGGGTGTTGAATATAATAAAGGTTTAATGCATCCTAATTTTATAACAAACAAACAAAAAGGTACAGCTGAACTAGAAAAACCTCTAGTACTTATTATAGATTCAAAAGTAGAATCAATAAGACAAATACAGCCTGTGTTAGAGTATGTTATAAAAAACAACAAACCTCTATTAATTATTGGAGAAGTAGAATCAGCAGTTTTGTCTGCTTTAGTAATGAACAAAATGAAGGGCAACATTAAAATAAATGTTTTAGACGCCCCTGCATTTGGTCTTAGACGTAAAGAAATATTAGACGACATTGCTTTATTAACAGGTGCAACGGTAGTAAACGAAGATCTTGGAGATGATCTAAGTACCATAGCAATAGACTACTTAGGTCAGTGTATTAAGGTTGTGACAGAAAAAGATAAATCAATAATAAGAGTTGAAAAAGACAAAGAAGAAGTAAACAAAATTATTGATAGTGTAAAAGAAAAATTAAAAGAAGACAACAAAAGGCATATTGAAGTTGGATTAGAACAAAGACTAGCAAGACTAAGTGCTAAAGTTGCGATTATAAAAGTTGGTGCAAATTCAGATATTGAGTTAAAAGAAAAGCAAGATAGGGTTGAAGATGCTATCTGTGCTACTAAAGCAGCAATAAAAGAAGGTATTGTTCCTGGCGGTGGCATAGCTTTGCTAAACGCTTCAAATATATTAGATTCAAATTTAATAGGTGAAAAAATATTACAAGAAGCTATTAAAGCACCGTTTAAAACTATTTTACAAAACGCAGGATTAGAGGTTGAAGAGCCTACTAAAAAAGGTGTTGGTGTAAATGTGGTTACAGGAAATATGGTAGAAATGCTAAGCGCAGGCATAATTGACCCATTGTTGGTTACTAAAAGTGCGTTAACAAATGCAGCATCCGTTGCAACTACAATATTATCTACTGATTGTGTAATTAATAATATTAGAATTAATGAAAGCGGTAGGTAATTATTTGTTAATTGAAAAATTAAAAGAAGGTACTAAAAAAACCAAAGGTGGTTTATTGTTATCAGAAAACGATAGAAGCGATATTAGATATATAAAAGCTAAAGTTGTTGATAGTGGCGAGCACGATTTTATAAAGAAAGAAGATTTAATATTTTATGATAGGCATGCTGGTCATTTAATAGAACATGATAACAATAAGTACTATGTAATAAAAGTTCAGGATATTGTCGTTGTGCTATGAAAAGGCTAGAAGCAAGTGATATTAAAAACATTAACTTGCTAAAACACTACCGAATTATACGCAAGTGGGCTTGTAGAAACAACGACTTAACTGATGCTGAATTAGAGTTGTTAATATATTTAGATTGTATTGATTTTTTTACAATTGACGATTTTAAAGAAGGCACTTACTCTTATAGTTGGAATAACAGAAGATGGAATAAGTTAATACAAAACGATTGGATAGTTGTATGGAGAAAAAGAAATAGAACTACTCAAAAATATAATATATATAAAATTTCATTTAAAGGTAAACAATTAATAAAAAGATTATATAGAATAATGCTTGGTGAAGAAGATATACCTACAAGCGCTAGAAGAAATAAAATAATTAATGGCAATACATACACTGACAAGGTTATGACACAAGCTATTTATAACGTAAATAAAGATAAAAACAGATGAATCCATTAACTGGTATATTTGGAAGAGCCGTTGGACAACGAGGATCAAGACGCCGTAGATTAAAAAGTCTGGAGGATAGAGTAGCTGCATTAGAAGGAGGAGGTGAATCTCAAGCCGCTGGAGCTGTTCAACAAAATGCTCAAGAAGTACAAGATATGCCAGCTGGAGTTGGTCAGATGAGTGGTATGTTGCCAAGTAATGAGGCTGGCATTGCTAGCGGTACAATAGGTTCTGTAGAACCAGACGAAGAACAAACTTTTGATCCAGGTACTATGAGAATGGTAAATAATAGTGTAGGTAGTATTGGTACTAGATTAGCAGCTCAAGATATGTTTGGTACTGGTTTCATGAGAGATCAAGCTGTAGGTGCTGCTAAACTTATAGAAAATAAAACTTTATCAAAATAAATAAAAATAATTAAAAATAAGATATGAATCATTTTAAAATAGATCCAAGCCACACAAGCGCTTCTAACTCAATGAAAGGTAAACACGTTGGTATAGTAGGTGAATCTCATATATGGGATGGTCCTTTAGATCAAACAGGTAGACTACACGGTAAAGGCGCTAGTAATGGTATAACAGGTATGAGATTAAAACATGCTGGTGTACCATATAAACCATTAAACGCGGTTTTATGCGCGCAAGGACATAAATAAAAAAATACTATGGGACAGATATATATAGACGCTATAGACGTTATTCCAAACGACGACATAAACATACCACAGCCTGGCGCGATTTTTTCTGGAACTAGCACGGGTAGCGGCACAACACTAACAGACGCGTCAGCTAAGTTCTTAAACAGTTCTACTAATAAATTAGGATATAACATTACTGGTGGTGATGTTGTAAGACACAGCGGTGGTACAGAGGCTGAAATACTATCAGTTGATTCTCAAACTCAATTAACTTTAAAAACTTCTTTAACAGCTGGTACTTATGAAATATTTAAAGGTAATTCAGCTAAAACAAGTTCTGATGGCTACAGTTTATATGTAGGAACTAGTGGCGATGTAGAAGTAATTACGGTTAAAGGAACTCAAGTTATTATTAGCAACGTAAAAGATGGTGAGCAGCTTGATTTACAAGTAGTAAGAGTTTTAAAGTCAAACACCTCAGCTTCAAATATAACAGCACTAGAACTAGAATAATCATGGCAATAAACGAACAAGGACACACAGGACAATATTCAGGAAACTCAAAACATTCCTATAATCACGCACATACTCACGTGACAAAAGCAAATTATAAAGATGCAGTTAAAGACGACGCTGCTCATATTTCATATTTAAAAAGAGATATTGACTATGATGCAAAACATGGTCATAGCGATATTGATATGACTGCTGATGAAAAGCATATATCAAAATTAGCTGGTGACATGAAATACGACAAAGAGCATCATGGACCAGGTAAAATATATGAAGGCTCAAGTAAAGAGTTAATTGGTGATCAACATAAATTACCTGATCATTTAAAAGAAAAAATATTAGCAGCTCCAGGTAAAAAAATGGCACCTAAGAAAAAAGTTAACGGACCTGCAAAAGTAGATCCAAAAAAATTAAAAGAAATAGCCGGACAATTAAGACAAGCTTCAGCAATGCATAAAGGTCAGGCGAAGAAAATAGATAGCATGCTGAAATCATTAAAACAATAATTAAAACAAAAAAACAAAATGGCAAAATTTATATCATTCAAAGTACAAGACAATGCTTCTCAGTATTTAAATGTAGAACATTTAATTAGTGTAGACGGTATTATAGCAGTAGAGCAAACTGCAGATCAAACCGTAAGGTTAATTTTAGATAACTCTACTTCTGCTCATAAAATTGTAACATTCACGGCTCAAATAGATCCAGCTGGTACACCTGCTAATCCTGTATATGCAACTGGTGCTCCACTAGCTGCGGCTGTTAATTACGCACTCACTGGTAACCCAGGTGGTGTTAAATCTAAAGTATTTGCTCCTGTTGATGACAATAACGCTAAAGTTTATTTTACTGATATTGCATACTCATAATAAATAATCAATATGAAACCAAGGGGATTTGGAGATACTATAGCTGGTTTTACCAAGATGACAGGTATTAAGCACGTGGTAGACACAGTGTCAAAGGGTCTTAATATCCCCTGTGGTTGTAATAATAGACAAGACTGGTTTAATAAAAAGTTTCCATATAAAAAATGATAAGTAAACTAATAGGTGGTTTTAAAATAAAACCATTTTATCCGACTAGTGTTACACCTGTTTACGAAAGAGATATGTCAGATGATCCTGCCATAGGTAGAACTTTAGTAAATGGAGTAATTATAATGGAGGAAAACTTATCACCTGAAATGAAAGTGGAAACTCACTCTCATGAAGAAGTTCATGCAACAGATATTAAAAACGGTGATTTTACTTGGGACGATAAAAAAATAACGTACAAAGGTAAAAATTATTCAAAAGAACATTTTAAGCATGGTACTGGTCCATGGGAAATACCAGCATACAAAAACGAAATAAAAGCAAAAAAATAAAATTATGGGACACGGAAAACATATGGATCCAATGAAAATGAAATCCAATCAAGACGGTGGTAGTATAACGGCTAAAGATCCAAAAGCTGCTGCTGATCAATTAAAGAAAAATCAAGATACTGAAGGTGCTGGAAAGCATCATGGTGGCATGAAGCATCATGGTGGCATGAAGCATCATGGTAGTATGAAAATGGGTTATGCTCAAAAACTAGGTCATGAAAGAGTATCACCAGGTAAAATGGGTGATGACGCTGCAAAGATGATGATGCATGGAGATGCTGCATCTAAATCATATGACGGTGCTGGAGATATGCACATGAACGGTGCACCTAGATACATGGGGGCTTCTAAAGGTTATGGCGTACCTAAGTATATGAAAGGACCAGCAGATCTAGGTCACCCTGGAGATCAACCCGGGCATAAACATCCTTCACTTAAAAAAACTACATTAACAAGTAGCGGTGGCGGTAGCACTAGTTCTGACAAATTATCTACTAGCAATTTATCTAATTACCAGTCTACGCTTGTAGATAAAGGTAAAGATTTTAAACCTACACAAGCGCAAACAGACGCAGCTAATAGAAAAGTTGCAGAATTAAAAGCTTTAGATGAGAAAAACAAGGCTCTTAACATGCAATCACAGAATAAACCAAGAACGTCTGGTAGTACAACTACTACAACAACAGATAAAGAAAGTGTATCTCAAATAAAAGCACAGGGAAAAGTCAATCTTCAAAACCTGCAAAATGAAGCTAGGTATAAAAGAGATCAACGAAATGTTTCAGCCGCCCGAGATTCAGCTAGCGTTGCGATGAATTATTTAAAAGGACTACCTGCTCATCTGCAACTTAATAAAAAAAATATTAGTATTGCTGAAAGAAAAGGGGGACTAGCAGCGCGTACAAACCGACAAAAAAGTGGTTTGTTTAGTCAAAGTGAGATAAACGACATGTTTGCGAGAGGTCAAAAATAAAATTAAATGAAAAAACTTTGGGAGTGGTTAAGTGGTAATGTTATAAAAGAAGTTGGTGACGTTATTGATAAGATTACTACAACTAAAGAAGAGAAGTTAGAAGCTCAAAGATTAATTACTGAGATATTAGAAAAAGCAGATTCTGAAGCCCAGAAGCAAGTTAGTGCACGCTGGGCTGCAGATATGGCATCTGACAGTAAGTTATCTAAAAATATAAGACCAATAGTTCTTATATATTTAACAGTTATATTTACTGCATGTGCTTTTTTTGATGGTAATATAGGTCAGTTTAAAATAGCTGATGAATATATACCTATATTTCAAACACTACTAGTTACAGTGTATGGCGCCTATTTTGTAGGTCGTAGCTGGGAGAAAGCAAAGTCTATACAAAAAAAATAATAATCAAATTAAATTAAATTAAATGAAAAAAATAACTAGCCAAGAACTTGAAAAAGTTACAGTTCAGCAACAAGAATTAAATGAAGTGTTAACTAATATAGGTGTTTTAGAAACACAAAAGCACGGTTTGCTCCATAAAATTGCTGAACTAAATAAAGATATTAATGAGGTTAAAAAAGAATTAGAAGATAAGTATGGCCAAATTAATATCAATTTAGAAGACGGTACTTATACTGAAATAGAGCAAGAGTAAAATGGACAATATTATAAGAAAAATTAGCATTGGTGCTGATTATAAAAATGAAGCCATGCATTACTCTGTAGGACAAGAAGTATATGGTGGCCACACAATATCACATATTTTATTTGAAGACGAAGACTCATCTTATAATATTTTTATTAAAAAAAGTAATGAAGTTTTGCCATGGAAAAAATTTAATTCTAACATGGCAATTTCTATTGAATATGATTTAAAATATTAATGAAAAGTGTTTATGATTTTATAGTAAAGCCTTTAGGCGATAGATACGATAATGTAAAAAAAATAAACAATAAAGATCTTATTTTAAATACTAAAATAGAATCCTGGAAGTTTGTTAATAGATTTGCTGAGGTTGTTTCTACTCCGCTAGCTTTTAATACACCTATAAAAAAAGGTGACATAGTAGTTGTCCACCAAAATGTATTTAGAAGATTTTATAACATGAAAGGCGAACAGGCTAACAGTAGATCTTTTTTTAAAGAAGATTTATACTTCGCTGCTAGTGATCAAATATATTTATATAAACAAAAAAAGTGGATGTCTTTTGGCGATAGATGCTTTGTTAAACCTATTCAAAATAATAACTCTCTAGTTAATGATAAAATGTCAAAAGGTATTGGGGTATTAAAAATAGGAAATACTAACTTAAAAGCATCTCTTATTAATCCAGAGGATGTAGTAGGTTTTAAATTAGGAGCTGAATGGGAGTTTTTAATAGACAATGAGTTACTTTATTGTATGAAATCAAATGATATTATATTAAAATATGGATATAAAGAAAACCAAAAAGAATATAATCCAAGCTGGGCAAACAGCGGTTGAGGAGTTAATTAAAGTAGCTAAAGAACCTATAGTTGAGTCTGATGAAGACATAGCAGCAGATAGATTAAAAAATGCAGCAGCAACTAAAAAGTTAGCTATATTCGACGCTTTTGAAATCTTGTCAAGAATACAAGAAGAAGAAGATATGTTGAATGAAAAACCTAAAAAAGAGTTAAGATCTTTTAGCGGTTTTGCAGAAGGAAGATCTAAATAATGTATACTCAAGATCTTTATAAAGTACTAGATAATTATATAAAACCTAGTACTATAAAAAAAAATAATAGATATAACAAATGGGAGTATGGTTATAACAAAGATTATGATTTAATAGTTATAAGTAAAACAGGTAAAATAGGTGATATAATAGAACTACAAAATTTAAAAATCGCTTTACCTAAAGAACATAAAATACACAAATTTAAATCAAATACTTGGGAATATACTGAAACACCAGCTCCTTTAAAAAAAATCAAAACTATATTTGACTGGGAACACTATCCTATAGATTTTAAAGAAACATGGTATGATTACATTGATGAAGAATTTAATAGAAGAGAACAAGGCTTTTGGTTCTATAATAAAGATGTGGCTACTTACATCACTGGTTCTCATTATATGTACTTGCAGTGGTCCAAGATTGATGTTGGGAAGCCAGATTATAGGGAAGCAAACAGATTATTCTTTATATTCTGGGAAGCTTGTAAAGCAGATAGCAGATGCTACGGGATGTGCTACCTTAAAAATAGACGTTCTGGATTCTCTTTCATGGCATCAGGCGAAGCAGTCAACCTCGCAACCATTAATTCTGATTCAAGATACGGTATTTTATCGAAGTCTGGACCAGATGCTAAAACCATGTTTACTGATAAAGTCGTGCCAATATCCATCAACTATCCATTTTTCTTCAAACCAATACAGGACGGTATGGATAGACCAAAGACCGAATTGGCATATCGTGTACCCGCCAGTAAATTTACGAGGCGTAAAATACTCTCAGGTGAAAGGACCGAGGAGCTCGAAGGACTTGACACAACGATCGACTGGAAGAACACAGGCGACAACTCGTATGATGGTGAAAAACTCAAGTTACTCGTCCACGATGAAAGCGGTAAGTGGGAAAGACCAAACAACATTATTAACAACTGGAGAGTAACAAAAACAACTTTAAGATTAGGTAGTAGAATTATAGGTAAGTGTATGATGGGTAGCACCTGTAATGCCTTAGATAAAGGTGGTGATAACTTTAAAAAAATCTATTATGAATCAGATGTTACAAAAAGAAACCGCAATGGACAGACTCGCTCGGGACTATATAGTTTGTTCATACCTATGGAATGGAACTACGAGGGATACATTGACTCTTATGGGATACCTGTATTCGAGACACCAAATAAAAAAACATTTGGGCCACACGGTGATGAGATAGATTTTGGTGTTATTGATTATTGGAACAATGAAGTGGATGGTTTAAAAGGAGATCAAGACGCTTTAAATGAATTTTATAGACAATTTCCAAGAACTGAAGAACACGCTTTCAGAGACGAAGCTAAACAATCTTTGTTTAACTTAACTAAAATATACGAGCAAATAGATTTTAATGGAGATTTAAAACATAGTTCATTAATAACAAAAGGTAGTTTTCAGTGGCGAGATGGTATAAAAGATACGCAGGTTGTTTTTATGCCTAACGAAAACGGTAGATTTTTAATAACATGGACACCAAGTGAAAACTTACAAAACCGTGTAATATTAAAGCAAGGAATAAAATACCCAGGAAACGAGGACTTAGGCGCTTTTGGTTGTGATCCGTATGATATATCAGGAACGGTAGATAAAAGAGGTTCTAACGGCTCGCTACATGGTTTAACAAAGTTTAGCATGCTTGATGTTCCTCCTAATCATTTCTTTTTAGAATATATAGCAAGACCACAAACAGCTGAAATATTTTTTGAAGATGTGCTTATGGCTTGTGTTTTTTACGGTATGCCAATACTTGCAGAGAATAATAAACCAAGACTTTTATATCATTTTAAAAGAAGAGGTTATAGAGGTTATTCAATGAACAGGCCTGATAGAGTTTATAACAAACTTTCAGTAACAGAAAGAGAAATAGGCGGTATACCTAATTCAAGTGAAGATATAAAGCAAGCGCATGCTGCTGCTATTGAAACTTACATTGAAAATTTTGTTGGTTATAATAACGAAAGATATGGAGATATTTATTTTCAAAGAACTTTAAACGATTGGAGTAAATTTAATATAAACAACAGGACAAAGCATGATGCATCTATTAGCTCTGGTTTAGCTCTTATGGCTTGTAATAAAAATAGATACAAGCCAACACCAAAAAGAAATTTAATTGCATATGATTTAGGTATAAAAAAATATGACAATAGAGGATCTGTTTCAAAAATTATTAAATAAATGAATATAAATTATAATGCCAATAGTGCGTTTCCCAATCAGGTAGTACCTTTGGAGGAAAAAATGAGTTTAGCTTATGGTAGGCAAGTTGCTAACGCTATACAGTCTGAATGGTTTGCACAAGGTAGAACTAACGGTAACAGGTATTTAACTACATTTAACAATTATCACACTAGAAGATTATATGCTAGAGGAGAGCAGCCAGTACAAAAATATAAAGATGAGTTGTCAATAAATGGTGATTTATCTTATTTAAACTTAGACTGGAAACCAGTTCCTATACTTTCAAAGTTTGTAGATATACTTTCAAATGGTATTTCAAATAAAGATTACGATATAAAAGCTTATGCTCAAGATCCAGAATCTATTAAAAAAAGAACTAATTACGCAGACGGTTTGGCTAAAGATGTTTTTGGTCAAAAAATAATACAAAAAGTAAAACAAACAACTGGTAGAGACATATCTAAAACAAGTATACCAGTAAATGAATTACCTCAAAATATAGAGGAAATGGAGCTGCATTTGCAGTTATCTTATAAGCAAGCAATCGAAGTTGCTGAAGAAGAAGCAATAACTCAAACTTTAGCTAAAAACAAATTTGATTTATTAAAGCGTAGATTAAACTACGATCTTGTTACGCTAGGAATAGCTAGTGCTAAAACTAATTTTAACACTTCAAACGGAATTACTTTAGACTATGTAGATCCTTCATATATGGTTTATTCTTATACAGAAGATCCTAATTTTGAAGATATATATTACGTAGGTGAAGTCAAAGCTCTTACTATAGCAGAGATTAAAAAACAATTTCCTCATATATCAGATAGTGAATTAGAAAAGATTCAAAAGTCTTATAGCAACAACAATTATATATATGGCTGGGGTGCTTATGACGAGAACACTGTTCAAGTTTTATTTTTTGAATATAAAACCTATATGGATCAAGTTTTTAAATTAAAGAAAACAGAAAATGGTTTAGAAAAAATTCTTGAAAAACCAGATACATTTGATCCACCTAAAAACGATAACTTTGACAGAGTTTCAAGATCTATAGAAGTTTTATTTGAAGGCGTTAAAGTTTTAGGTACAGACATGATGTTAAAATGGGAGATGGCTAAAAATATGACTAGACCATTTGCTGACACTACTAAGGTTGAAATGAATTATACTATATGTGCGCCTAGAATGTACAAGGGTAGAATAGAATCTTTAGTAACTAAAACAATGGGCTTTGCGGACATGATTCAATTAACTCATTTAAAACTTCAACAGGTTATAGCTAG